CTGCAGGTCTTCCAGCCGGCGGACCGCCATGTTGTATCGCTCTGCCGGATCTCGCGTCTGCAAGAAGAGTCGGCGCTGGTCCCGCAGCGCGCGGCTGGACCCTTCCAGCCCTTGCTTGAACTGGTCCGTCTTGGCAACCAGCGAATACGTCAGAGATCCAATAGTCGGCATCAGTCCAGCGGTGCCAGCATCGACAGTCCCCACGACCGCAAGCTACTTGAGATCTGCGATTGCTCTTGGGGCTGCTTGTCGAGGTTGTCCTTCAAGGATTCCACGTAGTCCATCACCTCACGCTCGGTAATGTCTGGAGTCTCTCCGCCCTTCAGAAAGCCGTTGAACAGCCAGGTGGCGATAACCGCCAGGTACAGGCACTCGTCGCCGAACGGCTCCTGCTCCGCGTACTGCTCCCACTCTTGGGCCTGCTGCGGCGTCAACTGCGTGAGACATAGGCCGCTTGGGTCGCCAGCTATTCGGCGGAGCTTGTACCCGAGTCGGACTCGTCGGTGAAGTTTCCCGCCGGTTCCTGCAGCTCCCGCAGCCCGCAGATTTCGCGCGCCGCACGCAGTAGGGGCTCTACGATCTGAGTCCCAAGTTTGCCGACCTTTCGATACCCATCAGGGCCAGGTAGCAATTGATTTCCCTCGCCATCAACCAAGCAGGCCGCCAGCAGTTTCGCGTCGCTGGCCTTCAAGCCCTCCTGGCTCAGGCCGCCGCGTCGCACGTCGAAGTTTCCGGCACTGATCTCAGCCCATTCGGCCTCAGTGAGGCTGCGTAGCCGGAACTTCAGTTGACCGCTCGGAGTTTCCAAAACCACGTCGCGGTAGTCACGTTTGCCAGATAAGTCCAGCAGCTGCTCCGCGGTCACATAGCCGTTAGTCGTCACTTGGCCCCTCCTCGACAGCTGCAATCGGAGGCGGTGACCCCATGCGCGTTATTGGCGCGGCCGTCATTCGCTCCACAGCTTCCTTGACCTCTTCCTTAAACTCATCGGGCGGGTCCGGGATGATGAAGTGCAGAAAGCCATTGGGATGCAGGAAGCCGATCTGCTGCTTGCTGCCGGCTTCCTCCCAATAGATCCGCTTCATCCCAGTGTCCACTTCCACGTTGCGAACCGGGTTGCCCTCGCTGTTGTGGATCGCACGAAGACCGGTGTGCGGCACGAGCGTGAATGACATCAGAACCCCCTAAAAATTCAGCACCAGCGCCGACCCGGCCACATCACAGTCGATGTAGAACTTGCCATTGGCCTGGTTGAAAATAGCGGCCGGCTTGATCACGTGCGTTTTTCCGGCGGCCACAGTCACAGTCGGATCCGTCACCGATCCCCCGGCGTTGGTCAGGCCGGTGATTGCCTTAGCCACCAGCGTGTAGACCGCCGCGCCGCCAGTCGTGTTCTTTAGAATCACCACGTCCTCGACAGCGTAGTCGAATTCCACGCCATTGTTTGATCCGGTCGCCAATACCGAGAAGTCTGCCGAGTCGGTCAGGTTGTATCCATTCGAGGAGGTGCTCGGAACGGATGTGGCCGTGATAGCAGTGCGAGCCATTACGCGGATTCCGGGGTGATCGTTACCGTCGAACCATCGGGCATGAATACCAGAGTGCCTTGGTTGATCTGGTTACGCGCCAGTGCCGGCATCAGGTTGTTGTCCTGAATGAAGCCGGTCACCACGATCGAGAAGTTGGTGGTGTTCCCTGAGACCTCGATCGGCAGCGTAACCGTCAACGTGTCCTGAGCGAGCGCCCGCGTTCGCGGAGGCGTCTCGGTGTTCTTGAAGAAGTACGTGATCGTGATCGGCTGCAGGTCCGGGCAATCACCCGGGAACTTCAACGCATTGGCCGTCGACGCAAGGCCCAGGTGCGTGATGTCCAAAGATTCCACCTGGTCCTTGAGTTCCGACACGTTGACGATTTGCGCCGTGAAGGTGGACGTGGTCAGGGCCACTGTAGCGCCTTGTCCTGTATCAGCCATCGCTCACCTCTAGCTTGGTGCGGTCTGCTTGTACCAAATCAAATAGTCGGCCCGCGTCACGGGCCACCACATGTCACTGCCGTCACGAGGAAAATGCCGCTCGTAATACGGGCCAGCAACCAATGTGATTTCACTCACCCAAAGCACATTGTCCGTGCCAAAGTTCCCGCGAAAGTTTGCCTTGAGCGCTGCTGTGCGAATCGTTTCTGCAAGGCTCGTAGCCTGCGCTCGGTTTGCCGGCTGACCGTAGGCGTCCACCCGGACTCGTGCCGTCGACAAGGCGCTGGTGTCGATTCCCTCGCTGGGATTGTTCGAGACGACATCCACAACGTACGCCGGCGGGACCGTGTTCTGCGGCAGGAATCCAAGGAATCCGAGTGTGGTAACGGCCTGCACCGCTGCCGCGTCTCCAATCTCCTGCAATGCCGAAAGCCCGATGTCATCGCTCATTGTCTCGCTGCTACGCGCTGCAGTGCTCCGACTATGGCCTGCGTCTGTTGCCCGACCGTCGCATCTGCCGCACGCTCCAGAAACGGATCAGGGTCCGTGCGTCGCCCGGTGTTGTACGTGTCCGCACCTTCGGTAAATGGCGGATTTGGCAACCAAATGTCGTGGCCCTCGTGGACCAAGTGGCCATGTGCACCCGCTGGGTGGGCCGGGCCAACGATCGACACGAATGTGCCCGACGAGTGGTATTCACGAACGACTGAAGTGATTGTCTCTTTGAGCGGCTTCTTCCTGGGGTCGTCTCCAGGGTAGCCAGGCTGCGGCACCTCCTGTTTGGCACGAGCAACGACCACCTCGCCGCCGGCCTTCAGCGCGTCCTTCGTCCCCTCAACGCGCAAAGACTTATCGAGCTGCTTCAACAGCATGTCCGCCTGGGCAAACTCGCGATCATCGACTTTGACTTCTACTGTCATTGCTGCTCACGCACCGTGAAGAACAGTTCCCGTTTGCGTCCCATGAGGTCCCGCTTGCTCAGAATGTTCAGCTTGCGGCCTTCGATTCTGATTCGCATCTTCGGTGTGATCTTCCGCGTCCTTGGGGTGCTCAGCATCCCAACCAGCCCCGTTGCTTCCGCCTCAATGTGGATCCCGCGGACTACCTCGCCGCCCACCGTGTCGACGTATGAACAGGGGATTGCCCGGTAGAGCGGATCCCAGTTGGCATCTGTGCTGTATGCTGGCTGGCCGTTGGTGATCGTGCCGTCGTACTGCTCGATCACCGCTTGGAACCGGCGTTTTCCTGCTCCCTGGGGCATTAGCGATACCTCGCCGGCCGTATCGCAGAAATCAATGATTTGTATCCCAGCTCAATCTCTTTGCTGCCCCGTCCAACCAAGACCGCCGATCGGCCTTCATTGAACCAATGCTCCACGATTGTCAGGATTGCCTGCCGGGCTTCATTCGGCACTGCGTCCCGCTGCGTCTGCTCGTCCGTGGCTGTGCTGTATCCGCTTGTGCAGGTGATCGTGATCGGCCTGGGCTTGGTCGTGCTCAGGTTCGGGAATGACCAGCTGCTGTCCGTCTTCAGCAGCCGCGACCGATACGTGCTGCGCTCAACCTCGTAGTTCGACGCGCCGAGTGTCTGGGTGCTGCCGGCAGCATCCACATACGACACCGCGATTGATTGCACCGGATGCACTCGCAGGTCGATGTAGTCTTCCTCGCTGCATCCGTCGATGGTCCAGTCGTCGAGCTTCAGCACCCAAGTCTGCGGCATTAATGCCAGTGTGCAGTTGTGCTCAACCAGCGCGGTTGCCGCGTCAATCGCGCCAACCTGCTGCCTTCCGCCTTCGAACCAATTGTCAAAGAACGTTTCGTCAAGCTCGACGTTGCACTGATACTTCGCCTCGGGAAGTGTCACCGGCGCCGCGGTCGGTGCCACAGTACGCTCGAGGTTGTACCGGAGGCGGCTCATGCATCATCATGCGTTTTCGATCGAGATGCTTTAGGCCGTTTCGTTGCAGGTTTCGATTCGTCGATAAACTCAGCGTGTCCATTCTCGACCAAGCTCATCGCGAGTCCCGGCGCAAACGTCCGCACAATCTCGTTCTTGCTGCGACCAGGAATAGGGCGCAGGATTCGGATTGGTCTACGGTCTACGGTCACAGTGCAATCAGATTCCCAACACCCAGCTCAGCTGCAGTCATTGGCGCGCTTTCGCGCCGATACAGCCGAGCCACGATCGTAACGAACGCACCCGTCGTGCCGTCGCCGACCGTTACGACCGTGTCGATGTAACGCTTGCGACCGCGGAGGTCCACGCGCCAGCCATAGATTTTGTTGTCGTCGGTTGCCGTTGGAAGAGCTGCCACGGAGCCGTCGAGGCCATTGTCCGTCGCGTACAAACTGCCAGAAATATTAGCATGGCCTGAACCGGCAGTATCCGACTCGGTCAAGTTCATGGCAGTTAGAGCGATATCGGTATCGCCCACGATGACCTCCACCTCCAAAGCGTCAAAGCCGAGACAGTCAATCTCGGTTGTTGAGGCCGAGGCATTGTCAATCTTTGCGGCCGGTGCGGTCACGATCAGCCGCTTGCAGAGAATTTCACGCAACATGAATCAACACCTCACTAGCTGGCGGCTGTTTGGAGTCCCACAATCGCACCGGCGTCGCTCGAGGTGCCAATATCGTGCACCTTGATGTCGAATCGCTCGGTGCCCTTCACGGCGATCTGGTCACGTTCCCAGACGCTTTGCCCACCGACGGAAACCGTATCGTCGAACTCGATAGTCTCGCTGCGACGATCGCCAAACATGGCGCCCATGCTGAAGTCACCCAGCAGAGCACAGACTTGGCTGTTGGCTTCGGTCGACGGCATCACTTGGCTGAACTCCACGGGATAGCCCAGGAACATGGGCCGCGGCCGACGCTGCCCAGCCAAGTTCACCCCCTCAGATGCGGGCGTGCCACCTAAAGCAACCAACAGCGGAAAGGCGGTGCCGTAGAAGAAGCTCCGGTGCATCACCCAAACGGCATCATCGGTATCCGCATACTGCGGAAGAGTCCCGACCACCGTTTGGAAATTGCCGATGGTCAGCTCGCTGTACAGATTGCCGGCACCGGTCACCAGTCCAGCCGAGTCAGTCCCAGCCAAATCGACGTCCTGCAGTGCATTACGCACGCCGCGGATACCGTGGTAGGTGCTGGTGCCATCTCCGTTGAAACCGGCTTCGTCTTCCTTGTCGGTCAGGGCGTAGGCGATTTCCCCCGCCAGCACATCGCCGAAATTGATCGCGTTGTCCTCGTCCAATTCCTTGGACATCCGCGTCAGCACCATCCATTTTCGAGCAACCAGCAGCACGTCATCCAGGCTCATGTTGGACTCCGTGCCAGCAGCGTTCTCACCCACGGCGTAGGCTGTCAGCCCGCCGGTGCGTCGCGGTGTCGATTTCGTGTCGGACATCATCGGTTCACGACGGAACAGACGCCGCACTGTGCCACGGCTTTCCTTAAGATCGATCAGGTCCGCGTTGAATTCGTCTGGCACGGTAAGGTGTGCGCCCGTGGTGTCCCCGGCACCTTCCCCGTGGACGATCAAACCCTGCTCTTCGCAGAACTTGGTTGCTTTCGGGAAGGAAAATCGATTCGGCAGTGTGGCGGCTGCGATGTGCAGGCCCCACATGCCAAGGCGATACGCTCTCTCTTCGGGACTGCGGTTGTTACGGACGCTGCGGAAGAACCGCGGCTGGCCGTAATATTGCCGCTGAATGTCGGCGTGGTAGCCTGCTGTCGCGTTTCGCGGATTGCCGCTGCCGTCCTGCTGGGTCTCGCCCTCTTCGTTGGGCGTCTCAGGATGCGGCGGGGCGGAGGTTCCGATGGGGAGGGTCAAATGGGTGTCCCGCTCGTCAGCAATTCGGCGGCGCTCTTCCCATTTCGTCAGCTCGCTGATCTCGGCGTCCAATTCCTTGATCCCGGCCTCATTGGTCTGGTACTCATCGTCGATCTGCTCGTCGCTGAGCTTGCCAGCACGCTCTTCCTTCGGCTGCTCCAGCATCTCAAGCAGCACCTTGTTGCGATCGTGAATCTTCGCCTTCTTCTGGCGCAACTCGTTGAGTTTCGTAAGGCTCATTGCTCACCTCGACGACAAGAAACAAAAAACGCCGCACAACGTATCGGTGAATCGAAAAACCGAGAGTGCTCGGACTTTCGAGGCACCAGAAACGCAGTACGGCGTTTGCTGGAATTCGGGAATCGCTCCCGCTGTCTAGGTTGTCACGCTACTTTTGATTGTTGTCAATGCGATCGTTGCGCATGTTGCGCTGCTGATCACACAACGATTCGCCTGTCTCCTTTTGTTCTGGTTTGCATCTCGCTGGGTTCTCTGCCTTTCAGAAAATTTGCAGAAAATCATGATTTGCTTTTGCGATCGATGACCCAGGCGATGAAGTCTTTGCCAAGCACCCAGTTCTTCCGCCCGAACTTGTGAACCTGCATTCCCTCTTGGCGCGCACGAGTCAACGCTTGCTTCTCGACGAGCTCGAGTAAGTCAGCCTCTCGGTACAGAACCTCGGGGTGTATCCCGACCATCACGCCTCCAGGTGTGCTCTGAGGTGGCGTCGCACGCGATCGCGTTCATCGGCTGGAATACCCTCTGTCTGGTTCAACCGAGCCAGAGCGTTCCGTGTGGCGACGAGAGACGGCTTTCCGGCGTTGTCGCCGGTGTAGAAGTGGTGCGGCAGCTTGCACGCTTCGAACTTGCTGGGCGGGCTGCCGTCCGTCCATCCGAAGTGCCGCGCGATACGGTTCTTCTCGGCATCGGACAGCTCGGACCACTCCTGATCCGTGAAGTCGGACAGAGATGGCCGGGACCACCGCCCCTCGACGCCCGTACCGGTCCCGCCGACCGGATCGCCCGGGACCACCAAATCGCCACCGTCATACTGAGCATCCGATTCGGCTCTGCTCCGAACACGCTCCAGCTGAGGTGACAATCGTTTCCTCTGCCTCGAGCGAATCCGTGTTTCGGCCACGGCGTCGAGCGAATCCACGATCCCGTCGACCAGCCCAGATTGCACCGCCATCTCTGCATTCAACATGCGTCCCTGTCCGAACCGCTGACGGGCCTCGCTGTTGCTCACGTCCCGCATTTTCGCCATCGACGCCACGAATTCCTTGGCGATGTCCTCGACCAGCTGCTGGTGATGCTCGCGTGACTCGTCACTGAGCGGCTCCAAGCTGTTGAAGTCGGCTTTGCCCTCAGGCGACCGCAGAATCGTGTTCGTGATGCCATTGGACTCGTAGAACTGGCTCATGTCCGTGTGCAGCATCAGGGCGCCGAGTGATCCCGCTTGCCCGGAGCCAATCACGAAGAACTCTTTGGCTGCGGCGCCGATCCAGAGCGCACCGGAGGCTGCCGAGGGGTTGGCCACTGCCACGATCTTTTTCTTGCCGCGCGCGGCCACGATGTCCTTGGCAAGCTCCGGAGTTCCGGAGTACAGACCTCCCGGCGAGTCAATATCGAAGACAATCCGGCTGATGCCAGAATCTGCGACGAACGAAGAGAAGTCTTTCCGTACGCTGGCGCTCGAGCAGACGTACCCCCACCGCGAAAGCATCGACGGCTTGTAGTCGATCACCCCGTGGATCGGAATGATTGCCGTCGACCCGGCCACCATTGCGCCGCACTCGAACTCGCCCATTCGGGTTTCGCCGGTCGGCGGCTGGAAGTCCCGTTTCTGTGTGACACTGGCCACCCACTGGTCGACGGCCGTGGGGTCAATTAGTAAAGGTGTCATGGCTATTGCTCCAAAGCGCTCCAGTCAATCTGCCGGTGCTCCCATGGTGTCATGCAGCACTCGATCGATTCCGCGAATTCAGCTGGCGGACAGTCTTCGATGGCCAGAAGAAGGTCACGCTTGCTCTGCTCAACGTGAGCCATTGCGATAGCGTCGGCCACCCTGGCACCATCATCTCTCAACTGTTCGCACGACGGCCGCAATGCGTCCGCAATTGTCAGGCGCTGTTTCGGGTAATACCTCTCAATCCACCCCCGAAATGCTTTTGGCCCTTTCTGCATGCGATCATTGACACGTCGAATCTCGATCTTCAGCAACCGCTTGTATTCGTGATCAACAACCGCCCTCGCTGACACGGACAACGGTGCTCCGTGGCTGTTGCTTCTGCCGTTGTGATCCTTCACTAGCTGCATCAGAGCCGCCGTGGCCGCCTTGTCGAACTGAGCAACCTGCTCGCCTTCTCCATCACCCTGATCGCCTTGTGGCTGGCTATTCGTGGCGCCCTGTTTGTTCTTCAGGTTCGCGCCCTGCCCGACCAGTTCGAGCGGTGCGTGGTTCAGCGGTGCCAAGCGAATCTTGCCCATGTCATCTGGTAGCGGATTCATGTTCAAGTCTCGCTGGCGAATCTCGTCGCCGTCCAGAATGCCCCAGCTGCGATAAATGGCGTTCATCTTGGCTTGCGTCTCGGGATCACCCCGGAGCAGACCTTCCAAGGCAAACTCGAGTAGCAAATTCGCATCCAGGATGCCCTCCAACACCTGCGTCTTCATCGCCCGCTCGAACCGCACCGCATAGGGCCGAATCGTCAGCATGATGAAGTGCTTGAGCATCGCCTCGACGGTCTGGAATTTGTAATCCTCGAAAATCTGCACAATCGCCGGCGGAACGTTGTAGTAGCGGCACAACGCCTTCGCGGAAAACTGCCTGCTCTGGATCGCCTGCACGTCCTCGGGCGAGAAATTCAGCTTCACCCAGTCGGCATCGGAGTCCCACAGGATGCCGATCTTGTTCCAGTTCTCGCGACCGCTGTGCAAGTTATTGAGGTCGCTGCGCAACTCTTCGCGCTGCTTGTCGTCGTCAAGCCACGGATGTTTGATGAGGCCCAGCGGAAGCGCGCCGTTTTTGAACATTGACGCGCTGTACTCCTGTTGCGCCATGTCCAGTCCGATCTCGTGCCTTGCCCGACTCACTACACCCTGGGACACAATCCCATCGCTGGTATCCCAGCCGACGATGTTCAGCACTTCGTCCGGCGGCACATCGAAATGACGATTGGTTTCATCCGGCCAGATGCGGTAGAACAGCTCGCCGCGGTCGAACCGCCCCCGACGCGTCGTCGCCTTCTTTCGCCACGCCTGCCAGCGGCTGTTGTGCACCGGCCACAGGGCAGCAGGTTCACCGCGTCCGTTGAACTCGATTAGGTTTAGTGCGTTCCCGCGATTGACGACCCGAGTGGTATTCAGGCCGTACCACGTCATCGAATCCATCTCGGGATTGGGCTGATCATGCAGCAAGGCCCACATGCGGTTTTCGCGGGCCTTGCGTCGCTCGTCGGAGCCGATCTGCTCCAGCACCACTGCCGGCAGACTAGCCAGTGTCTCGCTGATCGCGCGCGTGCAGGCTAGCGCGGCCCCCGATTCCATTGCAGTCTCTGGCGATACCGCGATCCCGGCGGCATTCTTCTTGATGCGGTCCTTGTACCACGACGAACGCTGTGGATTCAGCGGCGTCCAGTCTGCGATCTGCAGTTGGTGCGTGCCCTTGATGAAGTCGATTACACTCATAGCTGTCACGCTGCCTGGGAGAACTCGAGCGTCAAGGTATATCCATCGGGCGGGTCGGCGGTTACAACCTCACCATCAGGACCAGACCACCACCACTTGAGGGTAAACGTCACTGTCACGACTTCGTTAGGCATCGCCGAATAGGCGACATAATGCCCAGCGACAGGAATACCGTCCAACGTGGCAATTGCGTCGCTTCCGCTGACCACCTCATGGATCGTCCGGTGGAACATCCACTGCGCGATATTGCCCTCAATGTCTGGCCCCTGCTTGATTGCAAATCCTGGCAGCTCCAGATCCGCGAAACGATGCGCAGTTATCATGGCACGCAGCCTGTCGTGATTCAGAATCATCGCTTCCCCGACACCACTTTCATCACTGATTCGCCCACAACACCGATCAGCAGAATCGCGCCAACAACCGTCAGCGATAACCCTGGATTATAGAGCCACAGCCCAACGCCGATCAGCAGAATCCCAAGCAGTGAAAGAATCAGGTTAGCCATCGGGGAGGCTGCTCCATTACGTCCCAATCGTCCTCTTCGCGCTCGATCCACTCTTCGGCGTCGTAGTCGTAATCTGAAAACCGCCAATGACGGCCCTGCCCATCGACGAAAACGACATACGCTTGCTCTTCATCAGGGCCATCGACAACCTTTCGGCGCAACTTCCCTGCCAACGGTGCAGCCAGAGCGCCCGCTACCATCGCGCGTCTACTGATGTCCATCCGCGTCCCCTTTCATCATGGATTCTGCTCGCCTGATTTCATTAGCCGCTAAAACAGCCCGTTCCTCCTCTGACGCCTGAACGTACGCTCTCGCCACACGGCCTTCATTGCTATCCCAGCCGAACGTGCAGCTCCGGCAATAACGATAGCCCGCGTTCGTCGGCCAGCGATTACACTTCGGGCAGATCATCCCCACATCCCCGTTCCTGCCCCGCTGTACGGGCGACTATTCGGTTTCGGCGGTGACCAAATCGCCAGCCCAAACGCCATCAGAATGGCCACCATAGCGTCGATTTTGTACTCGCGGGTTGATTTATTTGGCGCTGATTCCCCCCGTGCGTTCATCTTCAACCGCAGGTTTCCGGCTTGCCAACGAACACACGGATTCTCTTCAACTACCACTCCCTCGGTCTTCAGCTTCCGCAGAAGCGTCACGATTGGCTCGTTGTAGAACCCCGGCCCCTGCGTGAACTTGTGGACTGCTTTCTCACCCAATTCTCGCTCTAGGTTTTGTCGCATTTGCGTCGCGTATTGAGGATCGTAAGCCCACTCATTTACGCCGTATTGTTTCGTTGCGGCCAATACATCCTGCTCGAACACGCCGAGATTTACTTCTTTCCCTGGATGCTCAATAAGATGACCGTTCCGAATCCACTCAGCCACTTGGGGCGTCTTTAGGACTTTCTCTCTGTTTTCGCACGTATACGTTCGCGTCATGATTTCGTAGCTGTCGCCATCGACACTGACGACCGCCCACGCTGCAAAATCTTGCGTGCGCGCAAGGTCGATGCCACCAAAGCATTCGCCTTTCATCGTCACTTCGCCCTCACAGCTCTGCCACGCCGCTCGCTCGATAGGCTTTGTCAACGTTTCCACAACCACATTGCAGTGGAACCGCAGGAACTTCTGCCGCTCCAGCGGGTCCGCCTCGGCCTCGGCCGCTTGCTGCAACAGGTACTCTCGTTTCGGTGTGACCGGGTAGTTTGGATTTGCCTTCGCCCAGCATTCCTCGTCGAAGGGTTCGTCGTCGTCGTCGATCCGCGCGATGAACCCGAAATGCTGGTCCGAAACTACTTCGCCGACCTCGGCCGCCTCGAGCACTCGCACGTAGAAATCGTCCAGCCGTAGCCAGAGCTCGGAATCCTCGTCCCCAGCAGTCGTGAAGATCAGCACCAATTCCTGACGCCTCGAGCCGCCGGCCGTCGTCAT